AACGGCTGCCCGATGGTTTCATCTCTTTGAACCTGGTTTCATGGATTCAGGACGGACAACAAAAAAACGGAGTCAAGTGACTCCGTATAGATCCATTAAGGACAAAAGAAAACCGCCCCACAATGTGGGGCGGCCTGTCATCCTTTACAACTTGTATTTTTTTATTAGTTCGATTGCGACAGTTTCGGGGCTTTGTGTAATATACCTGCCGCAAAAATTTATCACTTTTCCGTTGTTATCAAGTTCGTGTGTAGTGTAATTACTCAAGTGACAGTTTTTTGAACCTTCAAAAGATATCAAGAAATTTCTGCCGTTATACTCAAAATAGTAAGTTGTGCAATAACCGTCAAACCCTTTTTTTAGTTCTATATTTTCCATTAGGTCAACCCCCCTTTATTTATTCAAATTAAAGTCTTTTATAATATCCATTAACTCTTTGTTAGTTAGTTCGTGACAATACCAATAAACATTGAATTTACAACCGCAAGCGGTCAACATTCCGGCCGCCGTGTTTTCTAGTTTTTCCCGTTCTTCGTCAATTGGGGGCGGGTTGTATGGTTCAATCGTTTGTGCTGCCGTTTCAGGTTTCGGAGTTACTTCGATATCTGCCCCCGTGTCTTCGTCTTCTTCGTCTTCTTCAATCGTTTCAGCTCTTTTTATGGATTCAGGCGGGGGCGGTGTAAGATCCGCCCCGACTTCTTCAAGTATAAAGCATTCTAGTAATTTTTGAAACCCGCCCATTTTGTAAAATATAAAGAGTGACATAAGCGGTATAATTATTAACATTTTATCGCCCCCTTTATCCCGTTATTTCATCAACAAACTTTTTAGCGTCTTCAGCGTGTTATCATGTTGTATAACCCCCTTTTATTAAATTTCGTCGGCTTCTTCGAGTTCGTCTAAAACTGTAGTTATTGCCTGACCGAGATAGTAACAACGGATTGTTACGTCCCACCACTCGGCCCCGTGTTCATAGCCCACCTGAATTGTTGGCTCAATTCCGAAAGCTTCGGCAGCTTCTTCGATTAACTCCATATTGTGACAAAGGTTTTCTTCTGCCTGATATGTGCTAAATGTATAACTTCCGCTTGCATTTCCCGTCACGCTGTCATCGATCCAAAGAGCATCGTTTAAAGTTTCTTCGAGTCCGTCACGGTTTCCGCGCCACTCGGTCAGGTCGTAATTATCGGCTATGGCCTGGCGTACATCTTCAGTTACGGCTTCTAAATAATTGTATGTATTCATGCTATATTCTCCTTTTCTTTAAATGGTGTTTACTGTCAACCCCCTGACGTAGTGACCGCCACGGCTGGAAATGGTCCAGGCGGGTAAACCGTCAAGAAATAGTGTAAACACAATTAACTTTGTTAACTATATAATATACTATTTAACGTATTTAATCAATACATATTTAATAAATATTTACGTTTCTATGTTTTGCACAAAAACCAGGTCAAAAAAGCCGGATTTAGTCCGGCATTTATACATATTGCACAAAGTATTATTAAATGTATTGAATAATACGGGGTTTTGTGGTAGGATTCAGGACAAATAGAACAAATAAAGGGGGCTATACTATGGACGAAAAAAAAGCACTTGAAACTTTACAAAAGCAATACAAACGACAAAATGAATTTGTAAAAAATAATTATGATAGGCTGTCGATAGTATTCGAAAAGGGTACAAAAGAGCGGATTCGGGCAGCCTGCCCCGATGGATCTATAAACGATTTTATTAAACGGGCGGTTTACAAAGAACTTGACAGGATAGAACAAAGTTGACTTGAATCAATCAAAAGGGACTCGGACGGGCCCTTTTTTATTTTCTGTGATTTTTACTAATTGTGTTTAAATTGTGTCTATTCGTAAACAAATTGTTTACGGTTGGGAAAAAGTTTGTTTTTTTTGGAAAAAGTTTGTTTTCGGGGTATTGCCTGAATTTTCCGGCTTGTGATATGTTGACCGCAAGAAATGACGGCGGTAGATAGATATTATGACGGGGTTGTGATTATGATTAATAGGGTTGTTGACATAGATTATATTGACCCGCAAGACATAACTGTCAATAACGTATGTGAGTTAATAGATAAATACTTTATGCTGTTTTGGGATAATATTTTCCCCGATGGATACGACTATAACACGTTATCAAGGACAGTTAGAACAACGACATATAAATCTTGTATGCGGTATATATGCGATAATCTTTTTAAAACTAACGACTTGATTAAAAATCATGCAAGCATACTTAACACCGACAACATAGAACTTTTAACGGTTATATGTGACAAATATTTGTCTATCTGTGATTTATATAACAAGCAATTGGGGTTAATGGGTTATGCTTTATTGATTGGGTATGATTTCAATATCGTTCAAAGTTGGGGGGATAATGTAACATCACCATTGTTCAAGATTCACAAAGCGATTAGGGATCATTTAAGGGATTCTAGCGAAGACAGCTTGAAGGATTCAGACATAGGGCGTATAGCTGTCGCGAACAATTCAAGCGAAGTCGGTTTGAATTACGGTTATCAAGCGGCGATTCAACAGCATATAGCATCCGCCCCACGGCTTGAGAGTATAGCCGAACGATACGGAAACCGCCCACAAATCGGGGATAACTAAAACAGGGCGATGAGGTTTGAAACCAGGTTCAATGTATTGTGCAATATGCCCATGTTATGAGAGTATACCACGTTAACACATAAGGGGCAGAAACGGCAGCCGAAAAGGTCCCGAACAACCGGCAGGGGGGCGGGGGTATGGCAAAAAACGAATTTTGGCGGGGGAACCCCCACAAACAACCGCCAGACAAAAAGGCATCTTCCCCTCAGACTCCCCATATCCCCGAGAATAATAAATAATATATAGGCATGGTGATCCGAATGGAGATAACGATAAACGGTAAGAAATATGAGCTACCCAAAGGCTATAAGCGCTATGAGGGTGGATGTTACGAATACTGTCTGAATTGCGAGATGCCGTTTAAGAGTTTGCGAGAGAAATACGAATGCGGAATCCATTGGCGGCCTAAGTCTGGAACAAAATACGGATGGCCATTAGACGATGGAACGAATTGTCCTAGGGACAACTTTAAGATTGAGTGGAGGACTAATGCTGAGAAGTCTAATCACAAATAACTGTCATGGATGGGTGTTATACCGACAGTTTGGGTGGAAGTATGAGAGTCCGACAATAGCGTTGCAGATACTACCTGAGGAATTTGCGAAGTTCTGTGCGAACTTAAGGCATTACCTAGAGTCAGAGTTAGTGGAGTATACGGAGTTGTCGGAAGACCACAAGAAATACTTTTGGCATATGTACGGATATGATCTTAAGTGTCCGATAGGGTTGTTGGATGACATCATGGTAGTATTTCAGCATGACGAGTCGTTTGCGAGTGCTGCGGAGAAGTGGAATCGCCGGAAGGAGCGTGTTAACTACGAAAATGTAGCGTATATGCTCCATGTGCAGAAGACTAGCTATGGGGAATGCATAGACGAGTTCCTGAGAATGAAATTACCGCATAGCGTAGTAATAACCGAGAATTTTGATTATCCTGGGGCGTATCGATTTGATGTGCCGGAAGGCTGTGATTGCTTTAATGTCATCGGGAATCATAAGCTTATCGAGGATAATTTCAGTATAGCCGAGTGGCTAGAGATAGAGAACAAAAAAGCCGTGGCGGCATGGCTTAAATAATAGTGCTTGGTAGCTTAAGGGCAGAGCAGCGATGGCCATCCTAAGAACGAAGAGAGAAAGATGCAGGTTCGAGTCCTGCCCAAGTACCACGAACTTATCACGCCTCTTAACAATGCGGAACACGATAAGTCTTTAAGAGAAGTTTGGGGCATCATTCTAGGTTACGCCTATACCAAACAAACTTCTCGCATAGGGGTATCGCCAAACGATAAGGAGAATAACATGAGCGGAAGCAAGATATATTCATATAGCAGAGAAGAACTGCAAGCAATAATTGATATTTCCTGCGGCTATTCAAACGCTTTAAGACGAATGGGGATGAACCCTAAAGGCGGTAATCCAGAGACTTTAAAGAGAATCATTACTGAGTATGAAATTGATACATCGAAGATGGAGAGAAACAGAAGCGAACGTTACAGACAATGCGCTTTTGAAACTCATAAAAAACGCATTGTGAAGGTCAAGGATATTATTTCAGGAAATGTTCGTTGGACTCAGACATCACGACTATTAAGCAAACTGGTAAAGGAAGGTTACAAAGAGCGTAAATGCGAGATTTGTGGCATAACGGATTGGCAAGGCAAGCCAATTACAATGAATTTGCATCATATAGATGGCAATAGAGAAAACAATAGCATCGAGAATTTACAAGTGCTATGCCCTAATTGCCATAGCCAGACAGATAATTTCGCAGGAAAGAAACTAAAAAAAGCCTAGGGGTATAGTATATCGGAAGTACATTAGGTTTTGATCCTAACAGAGTTGGTTCGAATCCAACTACCCTTGATTGTCACTCTTGCCGAGCTGACTTTAACTACCATAACGAGGGTGGTAAGGACGAAGTGCCACCCTCGCCCCTAACGAAAAGAAAAAGCCAGGTGTGCTTTTCATAAGTATTATACCCCTCAACCTTAGGGCAATTACATGAGCGTAGTTGCCCTAAAACCATATTTGGGAGGACGGATCATGGGAAAGAAAGCAGAGAATGACGTATCGGTATCGGGACCTGAGAAAAGAATCCGGCAGATAAGCCCGAAGAGAAGAGCAGCCATAGAAGCGCAGAAAGAGAAGCATGGTCGTGACACGGTTGAAAGATATATGCGGTTATACTACACGAATATGCTTACGCTAGAAGAAATTTCAAAGTTACTCGATGTTTCGTGGCCTATAGCACAGGAAATGCTGAGAAGTGCGTACTTTGATGCAGCCACACCTAGCAAAGAAGAGGAACGAAAGGACATCGAATACCGCTATGTTGACCTTTACAATAAATACATCCGAGAATAGTTGCCATTATGAGCAATGCCGGTACTACGAAGAGGGCAAATGTCTGCATTATCGGCATAGGCTTGATTGCCTTGAGATTGCACTACGGACTTTAGGTGCAGAATCGTTTCTAAATGACTTGTCTGAAAAAATTTCCAAAAACAAAAAGGAATTTCCAATAAATGACGAATGAGGAACTTGTCAACTTAATATACATCTCGATTGAAACCGAGGGACCCGACTTTCAGAAACTTTGCGACCTGATTGACGTAACAGGGGTCGGAATGCGAGATGAGCCTGAGAAAAGAGCGACATATTACAAGGTATCGAAGTATGCTGCTGACTATAGCCGATATATGTATGTTCAGGGCGGTGGCGAAAAGTATGAATTGCTGTTTCAAAAGGCGAAATGCAACGAAGCACCGTTCTATTTTGACAGTTATCTGCAATATTTGGAGCATCGGCGAATATATGAGAACCGATTCTATGAGCCAAGGATGGATTGCCTAAGAAAAATCGGAGTTATTCAGGCGATGCAGGACTTAGAGGACGATAAGATAGACATTTTGTGCATATCGTTACCGCCTGGAACGGGAAAGACAACCCTAGAGAAGTTCTTTGCATCGTGGGTAATCGGAAGGCATCCTGATGATTATTCGCTGTTTTTCTCACATAGTGGCGATATAACGAGAATGTTCTACGATGGAGTGCTTGATATAACGACTAATGGAGTCGAGTACGCATTTAACGATGTCTTCCCCGAAGTGCTTTACACGCAGAAGGGCAGCAACGCAAAAATGGAGAGCTTAAACTTCAATAAGTACAAGCCGTTCGCAAACCTTCAATGCACATCAATAGGATCTAAGAACGCAGGTAAAGTTCGTTGTAACCGATATCTATATTGTGATGACCTTATCGGTGGTATTGAAGAAGCACTTAACAAGGCGTACCTAGCTAAGTTATGGAACATCTACTCAACAGACGCAAAGCAGAGAAAAGTTCCGAGAGAAGACGGATCACCTTGTAAGGAAATTCACATAGCCACCCGATGGTCAACAATGGATGTTATCGGAAGACTTGAGAGCATTTACGGAGATTCTGACAGAGCTAGGTTCATTGCCGTGCCGGACATAGACGAAGCAACCGGCGAAAGCAACTTCTTGTATGAAGTCGGGGGCATGACAACACAGTTTTTTAACGACATTGCATTAACGATGGACGATATATCGTATCAATGCCTTTACAAGAACAAGCCGATTGAGCGTGAAGGACTTCTTTATACCGAAGAAGAGATCCGCAGATATCTGACATTGCCATTAGGTGAGCCGGATGCAATACTCGGAGTATGCGATACAAAGAGAACAGGAACGGACTACTATTGTATGGTATGTTTCGCTCAATATGGCAATGATTACTATCTGTTAGATGTTGTCTGTGATAACACGGTCAATTACGAACTGCAATACGAAAAAAGCACCAACCTGATAATGAACAACAATATGCAGCAGATGCAGTTCGAGTCTAATCAGGGTGGTGACAGAGTTGCACTTGAGGTTAATCAAAGAATTGCAAAACTGAATGGTTTTTGTAATGTAACCACTAAGCATACTCAGGAGAACAAGGAAACGAAGATTATAATCAATGCCGATTGGATAAAAAAGAGATGCCTGTTTAGGGACAAGTCGATAATATCACCGAAGTCCGATTATGACATCTTTATGAAACAGCTATTTAGTTATTCGATAGTCGGCAAGAACACGCACGATGACGTACCCGATACTTTAGCGATGTTTGCTATGATGTGCAAGAACCTCATGGCCCCTGTCGCAAAAGTCGAAGTAATTGACAGATCTTTGCTTGGAATATAGGAGAAGTAGATATGACTACCAGAGAATACCTTGAGAGTTATCAGTATTTAGAGAAATACATATTACACGCAGAGGATAAGCTAAAGAAAATCACCGAAGAGGTTGCGAGTTTGCAGGCTATTGACTATTCGAAAGAAAAAATCCAAGCTTCGCCACAGAATGATCCGATAGGAAACCTAGTTATCGAGGTGACAAGGGAAAAAGCGGTTGTCGGGATGAAACTTATCGGATATCGTGCGAAAAAGAACCTGATTGATAACCAAGTCGAAAAGTTGAAGGATATCGATCCGAAATCGTACATTCTTTTGTATGAAATCTATATTGCCGGCATGGGTAACTACAACAAGAGGATGAAATACAGTTCTAACCGCTCATTTTACAGAGATTTGTCGAAAGCAGAGTCACTTTTCGAGAAATGTTACGGCATAACCTATAGAAATCTTTGATATGCCCATAGATGGCATAATTTGGCATAAAAACATGGGTTTACATATGGAAACAACCTATGATATTGTAAATTTGGTAGAAATGACTAAAGGTATAAGGCGTATTCCTAACGGGATGCGCCTTTTTTGGTGGATAAATGAAACATAAATTCAGTTGTGCAAATTGTGGGGAACCAATTTTCTCATATGACCTTAAGCAGACCATCACGGTCACAAGAAGGTGTCCTAAGTGTAACAAATATATGAGATTTGACCCCAAAATGCTCAGAGTAACACAAATAGACAAAATCGAGCGCATCTCATCGAGTGGTGCGCGTTTTTATTAAGAGGTGAGCCGTGGAAACACCAATAATGTTAGGTCAAAATTTCAGAAATTATATGGCAATCGTGCATGGAGAGTTCGGACGAAGGGTTCTTTATACACAGGAGCAGCAAATCACCGAAGAGAATATAGTTCAGGAACTTGGTAAGGTGCTTGCAGACTTTCAGTTTAATCAAAGTGCTATTCATTACCTGGATAAGTATTATCGAGGAGACCAACCTGCATTATATCGCCAAAAGAAAATCCGAGCAGACATAAATAACAAAATTGTTGAGAATCATGCTTACGAACTTGTTGAGAGCAAAACAGCGGATCTTTATGGTGAACCGATACAGTATGTCATTTCATCCGATATCTCAGACGAAGAGAAGTCAAAGCAGCTTACAACGCTTAACCGATACATGAAGTCGGAAGACAAGGCTGCACTTGATATTGAAAGGGGACGATGGGCATCAATTAGCGGAACATCGTATTACTTTGTCGGAGAAAAGAACAGGATGCCTGTTGAGTTTGACGAAGCACCATATTATATCACGGTAGAAGATCCGAGATATACTGCGGTTGTTTATTATGCGGATGACAATACTCCAGCATTCGGTTTTCAATTGTGCAAGGTTAATGAAATAGATACATATAAGTGTTTTACAAACACGATGTACTTTGAGATTCAAAGCAACGAGATAATCAAGTCCGAAGTAAACGGAAATGGGTTAATTCCTATCATCGAATATCCTAACAACGGCAGAAGATTATCCGACATCGAGATTACGATTACACTTACCGATGAGCTGAACAAGATGCAATCCGACAGGATGAACGGCATCGAACAGTTTGTTCAGGCATTTATCCTGTTTAAGAATGCAGAGATAGACTCGGATACATTTTCTAAGATGGCTGTTGAAGGCGCACTTTCTATTAAGGATTGTGCTGACGGACGAACAGCAGATGCAAAAATGCTTACATCGGAACTGTCACAGGATGGTACGCAGATATCAAAGGACGATGTGTATCAGAATTTCCTCATCATTCAAGGCAAGCCTGGAAGACAGGAAAACTCCGGCGGAGATACGGGGCAGGCGGTTGCACTTAGAAACGGTTACTATGACGAGGACAAGAGAGCAGAACTTAGGATCCCGATATTCCAAAAAGCTGAAAGAATGATGCTGAGAGTTGTGCTTAACAAGCTTCGAATCAATGAGCAATTTACTCTTAGAATCAGCGATATAGATATCAGACCTAAGAGATCCAAGCTTGAGAACATGATGGTTAAAGCTCAAGTATTGCAGATCCTTCATCAAATCGGAATTGATGATGCAATCGCAATTAAGACAATCAATCTCTTTAGCGATACTCAGGATGTAATCTCAAAGTCAAAGGACAGAATGGAAGAACAGTTTAAGTCGCAGAATGGTCTTATCGAAGAAGAGGAAAAAGAGGTAATTGAAGTAGACAATGGCAACTCAGAACTTCGACCAACTGAATAGTCTTCGCAAATACGCTGAGATGTGGTATTCAGATACGGATATGCCACAAGAAAAGAAGCGTAAAAGAATAGACCTATGCATGGAATATGCCGATTTAATGCTTTTGCTGTTTCTGATGATAACAGAACAGGAACTTGAGGACGAGTATTACATATCGTTTTTAACAGAACGACTTAAGATAATTGCTGAAAACTACATAGGTACGGAAGACCTTGCTTATGTAAATGATTGGAGTAAGAAGAAGGCTAAAAAGATAGTCGAAGACACGAACAAACTGTATGAAGCCGAACTTGATGATTATAGAGAAACAGAAGCAGAAGAGGGCGAGAAAAAGAAGGCTGCTGAAAAAGAGCAAGCCGACAGGGATAGAGAAGAATCCGACAAAGAGAAGGATGAAGCCAAGAAGAAGGAAGAATCAAACGTCATTCACTTCGAAGAGTTTGGTGTTGATATCCCTAAAGACGAGTATCCGCTCTCAGAACTCAGAGCGTGTCTGATTGCTATTGAATGCGTAACATCGATTTCTAATTACGATGATTATTTTCAGGCTTACAGAGAAGGAAGACATCACAAGGTTTGGCAATGCGGATTCTTTAAGAAATCCCGTGAAACACATCAAGAAGCACACGGACAAGACACAAACATTGATAAACCGTTTTATGTTGGCAATTCAATGCTGACATTCCCAGGGGACCTCACATACAACCCTGAAATGAAGGAAATATATGGTTGTAAATGTTGGTGTGAATATTACAAATAATTCTACCGCTTATCTTCGGATAGGCGGTTTTATTATACATAAAATTTGCATCCCGATAGCGTAAACATGGGAATCTCAGCAGATGAGAACTGCGTTAACAAATCGTAGAGAGAAAGGATGAACAATGACAAGAGAAGAAATTTTGAAACTATTTCCGACAGCGACAGAAGAAGCAATTAAGGCTTTACTTAATCAGCACCATGAAGAGTTAAACGCTGAAAAAGCAAAGAATAAGTCAAATGCAGACAATGAAGCCACAATCGCAGATCTTCGCAAGCAGCTTGAAGACATTCAGAGTAAAGACCTTTCGGATGCTGAGAAGTTGCAGAAGCAGATTGATGATCTTACAAAGCAGAATCAGATAGCTAATAACACCATCAAGAACATGGAGTTAAAGAACAGCCTGTTAGGAAAGGGAATATCTGCTGATGATGCAGATAAGTTTATCGAAGGTATGAAGGCAGATAAGTTTGATGCCGGAATCCTTGAAGCAATGATTAACAATGCGGCTGCCGCAAAAGAGCAGGCAAATTTAAAGAAGACTCCAAACCTTGGGGGAACAAACGGCGGAAATGTGAAATCTGACGCTGAGAAGTTAGTTGAAGGATTGTATTCATCCGATAACCAACCTAAGGACATACTGTCAAATTATATGTAAATATTTAAATGGAGGTAAATCATTATGTCGAATATGGGTTATACCGACACAACATTCGGCGGAGACGCACTTATTCTTAAGCGTCTTCCATTCGAGGGTCTTCCACTTACACTTGATTTCTCAGAAGTTACTGCAAAGGACTCAGCAGGAAACAAGGTTGTTAAGGCAGGAACACCTATCGGATCAAACGGAAAAGTAGCTAATAGCGGTTCAGCTATTGGAATCCTGCTTTTCGATGTTATTGAAAAAAGACCACAGGGAACAATTCTTAAGAAGGCTTACATCGATGAGGATGTAGCAGAAACTCATGCAGGCATCACATATGATGACGCTGTTAAGTCTGCACTTCCAATGATTGTTTTCGAGTAATTAAGGGAGGAAAAAAGATATGTTAGTTGAGAACGTAGTAAATGCGAAATCCATTGCTTATGTTGCTACACAGGCAGCAAGCAATCAGATACCTTTCCTCGGACTTAATTGGTTCCCTGAGGATAAGAAGTCAGGCATTGACCTTAGATGGATCAAGAGCCACAGAAACGTAAGCCCTACACTTAAGGCTTCAAACTTTGATGCTCTTCCTGCAATCAGAGCAAGAGAAGGCATCGTAATCGAGGAAACACAGATGCCATTCTTCCGTGAGTCAATGCTTGTATCAGAAAGAGATATGATTGACCTGGCAAGAATCGAGTCTGAGTCAGATCCTTATCTTAAGTCAGCACTTAAGAGCATCTATGATGACACAAATACACTTATCAGAAGTGCAGAAGTTGTTGGTGAGCGCATGAGAATGCAGCTTCTCACAGCTACAAGTGGTCATCCATCAATCTCTATAGCAAGTGATGGCGTTACATATACATACAATTACGATCCAAACAACAAGTATTCAACAAATAACTACAAGGCACTTTCAGGCACAAGCGAGTGGTCAGATGCTTCTAACAGCAAGCCATTAGATGATCTTGATGATGCTAAGAAGGCACTTGCTGAGAATGGTTTCATTGCTCAGTATGTACTGATGACAACTCAGACATTTAAGTACCTCAGAGCAAGTGTGCAGGTTCAGGCAGCACTTCTTACAACAAACGCAGCAGGAACAATCTTTGTTACTGATGATGCTGTTAAGAAGGTTGTTAGAGATACAACAGGCCTTGAAATCGTTATTTACGATAAGACATACCTTGATGATACAACAGGAAATGCTGCTAAGTATTATCCTGACAATCAGGTAACACTTCTTCCAAGTGCAGCTCTTGGTAAGACATGGTATGGAACTACACCAGAAGAGAGAACAGCAGGTCAGGTAGCAGACGTTGATGTATCAATCTACGGAAAGGGCATCTGCATCGCTACAAAGTCAGAGTATGGTCCTCCATACAAGTATTCAACAACTGCATCTGAGATTCTTCTTCCTTCATATGAGCTTATGGATAGCACATATGTAATCAAGGTTGCAAGTGCAACACCAACTCTTTAATGGGTGGTGATTGTATGATATTTGAGTATGCGGTAAAACACAATGGTATAAATTATCCGGCAGGAACAGATGTTCCGTTGGATGTAACACCTGAAATAAAAGTTCCCGTAATCGAAGATGAGCCAAAGGTTGAAGCTCCAAAAGCCGAAACACCAAAGGCTGCACCTAAGAAAAGGGCAACAAAGAAGTAGAGGTTTAAGCATGAATGACGATACAAAAGCCGAAATCATCTTAGATTTATGTGCGGTTCTTGATATAGACAGCACTAAGACGGAAGGCGATGATTATAAGTTGCTTATCGCCAAACTCAATACTGCAATTAGAGCAATAAAGAGTGCAAGAAATTATCCGGCAAGCTATACACCACAAATGATAGCTGATGACTTGGATAATTATTATGCTAATATATTCGACCTTGCAATTTATGAGTACAACCAATCGGGAGCAGAAGGCGAAATTATTCATAATGAAAACGGTACAAACCGTTCATATAAGAGTCGCAAAGAATGTTTCCTTGGCGTGGATGCTTTTGCAAGGAACGTGATATAAATGCAGTTGTGCGCGGTTAGGGCATTGTTCTTCCGTGGTGTTCTAATTGCAAGGGTGCTTGTTTAATTGGTGGCGGGCGGCAAGCAAATATTAAGTGAGGTAAAGCAATGACAATCGAAGTTACGATATTAATATCAGTTGTTTCGGTTGCTTTTGCTATTTTTTTCGGGTTGAAGAGCAACCATAGAAATGACGTTAAAGACATTGAAGAGAGAGCGACTAAAAACGCTGAGATCAATTATAAGCTCGACAGTATTTCTAACAACGTGAATGACATCAAGTATGACATTTCAGCGACTAGAAAGAAAGTTGATGATATTGACAGGCGATTAATAATTGTAGAGCAATCTTCAAAGTCTGCCCATCATAGGTTAGATGAAATTACGGGAAGGGAGGAAAGACACGATGCAGATTAGCAAGGATTTTATTAAGAAAGCAGGCATAAGAGCAATTAGAACAGTATGTCAAACGGCTATTGCCACAATCGGTACGGCAACCGTGATGTCTGATGTTAATTGGGTTTTTGTTTTAAGTGCAAGTGTACTTGCCGGAATCTTATCCATATTGACATCTATAGTAACGGGATTACCTGAGGTGACAGAATGAGACAACTTCGGAAAAACCGACAAGTTTTATACTATGCATCCTATGAGGGTGTAAAACCCGTATATGCAACCGAGGAAATAGAATTAGTTACCGAGGATAACAAGAAGATAGTTACAGAAGATGATAAGGTACTCATCGGAACAATTCCGCTTATGACGGACGTTGACGGTGAATTAGTCGAGGTTGTAGAAGCGTATAGGGACAGCTATTCTGTTCCTGCTTTATTTAAGGCAAATATCAGCTTTGATTCAGGCGAAACAAGACTTGATGAGTACGGGTTAAATCCTAGCGATTACAACGCTATTATTTCTGCTGAAAAGGGCAGATTGCCCTTCAATGAGCGTACTTTGATTTGGTATCAATCCGAGTTGGAGTATGACGAGTATGGTCTAGTTAAACCAGAGACAGCAGACTATAGAGTAATTGCTATTAAAACATCTTTAAATGAAGAAAGATTTCTTCTTAAGAAGCGAGTTGATGATTAATGGGAAAAGTTATCAAGATTGACTTAAGGTCGGGCAACTTCGAACAGGCATTTGCCGAGATCCGAAAGTACAAGAAAGACCTTATGGGAAAAATCAACGACTTTATAGACGCTTTAATTAAAGAGGGTGTCGATGTTGCAAAAGCAAGGGTTTTGAGTTCTAAAGGCGATAGTACACACGCCTATGTTGATGGTGTATATGTCAATTCCTCAGGGGATGTCACTAAAGCGGTGATTTACCTTGGTGGAAGAGATGCATTGTTTGTTGAGTTTGGTGCAGGTATCGCTTACAACACGGGGAAACAGCATCCGTATGCTGATAAATTTGGCTACGGCCCAGGAACATATCCAAGTAAGCATCCACCAAATAGAGCTATCAATCCTGGCTATTGGTACTATGGCAACAAGGAAAAATCCATTGGTACAGAAGCGACAATGCCTTTGTACGGAGCAGCAGAACACATCCGAAACATTATTGTGCAGAAAGCGAATGAAATATTGAGAGGTTAAGCGATGAATCTATTAGAGATGGAAAGCATAATTACGACACAACTTAAAGCGAGAGTTCCTAAACTCACAGAGCATGAGTTCAAAGGTTTGTCGTTCTCGAATGAACAGACGGATGCGGTGCCTAGCTTTCCAAATGTCTATGTTCACGAACTTGATGTTTCGGAAGTCGGTAGTAGTATCCCAAATCAGGAAATACACGCTATAAGAGATACATTACAAATTGATGTTTCTACCAACACAAACAAAGCAGAAGCAAGAACTGTTACAAATGCTTGCATCTTTGCATTAAAAAGACTTAGGTATTCGGTCATTATGATGCCGATATACCAAAAGGATAATAATATTCACAGATTTGTGTTCCGTGTTCGCAGAATTGTTGCGTCAGGGGACACTTTTTAATTTAAACATATGGAGGTAAAAGCAAATGGCAGCAGCTATTGACCTTTCAACTGCGGGAATCCGTGTGGGTTTTGCCTATGAGTCAACAAGTGGCACTAAGCCTGCAAGCTTCACAAATCTCGCCAATCCGAAATCGATTCCGAACATGAATCCATCACCTAATGCTCTTGATGTAACATCACTCAACGATACCGAGTGGAAGAGATACATTGAAGGCCTTAAGGACATGGGCGGATCACTCGCTATTACATTTGGTATGTCTCAGGTCTTCTTCGATCAATGGGAGGCTCTTTGCGAGACAGCAGCAACAAAGAAGGCATCAAGTCTCAGAACATGGTTTGTTTTCTACATTCCTGGCATTGATGAGTCATTCTTTATGACAGCAGAGCCATCAATGTTCGGTATGCCGGAGGCATCTGTAGATTCAGTTCTTGATGTTGAAGTAAACATCGTGCCAACAGGCGAGATCGGATGGGACACAGCAATTAATCCTACAGATCCTGCTTCAACCTAATAAGTATTAGGTTCATATATAGGACGGATAAACCAAAAAACAGGGCAGAAATGACTTCATAACGGGGTTGTTTCTGCCTTTTTTTATTGCAGATTTAATAAACGGAGGACAACAAAATGGAAAAGATAACTATTAATGGAAAGACATATGTACTCAGCAAGGAACTCGACTTTAACTACCTTGTAATGCTTGATAAGAACGACATTAAGATAACCAACGTCACAGGACTTGCTGCTATTAACTGTTTCTTCGCATACGTTAGCGGAATGACAGAGGAACAGGCTGCGGATGAGATAACGGAACACGTTAAGAATGGCGGTAAGCTTGATGATGTAGCGAATGCGTATGTAAAGGCTCTTGATGGATCGGGTTTTTTTCGCGCCCTTATGGAGCAAGCAAAGACGGAGCAGACGGAAGTGGCAGAGACAGACGAGAAGACTTCACCGAGGAAAAGAAGCACGAAGGTAGCATCCGAGTAAGACTTTTTGAGAAGTGGTTTCCAATGTGCCATTTATACGGAATGTCCGAGGAACAGTTTTGGAACAGCAATCCACGGATTATAAACGTATGGAAAAAGGCATACAAGCTCAAAATGAATACTCTAAACGAACAGATATATAGTTGGGTAGGAAATTATGGCACAAGTGCATTGTTATCCGCTATAGACCACGGATTGAATGGACGAAAGGCAAACTCAAAGTACCTTGAAGCACCTATCCAAATGTTTGAGCTAGATGAAGAAGAAAAGGAACAAGAAGCAATTAAGGCTCGTCAAGCATTTATAGCTTGGGCGGGCATGGCAGAGAAGAAATTTAAGAAGAAAGGGGGAGAATAATGGCAGAAAAAACATCGCAAACAATTGACACTTTGGAATTGCAGATTACTGCATCCGCTAAAGGCACCACGGCGGCATTTGAATTGCTTGAAAGAAAGCTTGATATATTGCAGAAAGCGATCAACTCGATAGACCTTACGAAGATTAAGCAACTCAATAGTGCTGTCAAGGCTGCTAAACCGAAAATTGATACTAGCGGAATGTCAACAGCAGAGCGAAACATTAAGGCAAGTGTTGAAAAGATTCAGCAATCTTTAGCCGGATTAACCGCTTATGCTAACAAGTCATTGACAGGCGATAAGTCAGCTTTTTCATCTTATGAGAAACAGGCAACATCGCTTCAAAGTGCGATTGATGTTATGAAGGAAAAATTCAAACAGCTTGGAAATCAAGCAGTTCCGACAAAAGCATATGAAAAAATTCAAATGGCTATTGAAGATACAAAGAGTCATTTGGATAGCCTGAAAGCCAAAGAACAAGAAACTTGGGACAGCGGGGGTGCGAACAAGTCTGCTTATGAGGTGATTCAGCTTGGTTTCGCCATACAAGAAACAGACGCAAAACTCAAGGCACTTGAAGAAAAACAAGCCCGTCTTTTAAACGAAAACAAGGCATTTTATAATCCGTTCAAAGAATATGAAACGGCAATTATTAATGCAGAAAAAGGCTTAAAGGACATGACATCGCAAGTAAACACAGCGATGTCGGCTATGCAGAATCAGCCTGGCGATACGGCATTTGATAAGTTGTCTGAGAAATTGGGTAAAGAAATCCCAATGGATATAAGCAAATTGCAGACAAGTTTGGCAGGACTAAATTCAATCGCTAACTCAGCTATGAACGGTGATAAATCCTCATTTACATCGTTTGAACGAAAAGTAATCACTATACAAGGTGAGGTTGACAAGTTAAATGAAAAGCTTCGT